AAAGCGGAAACGCGCAACCGCGCCGCGCTCTGAATGAATGACCGCAATTTCTTTATAAAACTTGTCTGCGATTTTATCGCGCTTGGTGCCAATGTTGCGGTGGCCTAAGTTTTTGTTTGTAGCTTTCATTGGTTTAGATTCCCTTGTTAGTTTACGTTTTACGAAAGTTGAATTGCGGTATTGATCCAGAAAGTGATTAGCGCGGCGGTCATTGCCAGCATCATGACAATAAGCCACCAGCCGCCGATCACACTAGCCAGCAACATAAGCGGCAAAGCCAGCATGAAAACCGCAAAGCAAAGAACGTCAATCAATTCGTGTTTGGTCATATCTTCCACCCTTGTTCAGTTAGTTTCATCTATATTTGTATAGTATAAATATACATATGTATATAAAAAAATCGCTAATTCTTGCAACTAATCGTGTTTTTTTTGGTGGGGTGGGGTGATTTGGTGGGGGCATCATGCGGTAACAAAATACCACAACGCGCACGCGAAGCCATACAAGGCCACTGGCTGGCTTTAGGTGCCGCCGGGTAGGTAGGCAAGGCCGCTAGTCGTTGCAAGCCGTCACGGGACAACGTGCGGCGATGTACTTTGTCGCATAATATAAATTATTTTTTGTCGCATAATGTTTGTCGTGGTCATGTGTTAGCACGTTAAAACATGACGGTGATGTGGTGCTATGCTACCACACCCCCCCATCAAATCTGGCCGGGGGGCGGCATAAATATATAATAGTCCACACCTCACCCCCCCCTTTAACCTCACCCACCCAAAACGTCCCTTCCGCGCAAAATTCGTTGCAAGGATTCTTGCACTGCTAAAATAAAAGTGTTATTTGGCAAATAAGGAGTGAGATATGCCGAAGAAAAGAGGCCCAGCGCCTATATCTGGCGCACAGATGGCCGAACAGAAAGATTTGTTCATCGAATTAGTGTCAGAAGGCCTGTCAGCGCGTAAGGCGTGTGCTAGTGGCAAGCTGCCTACGTTTCCGACTATCAGCAAATGGTTGCGTGATGACGGCGAGTTCCGTGACAAGTACCGCGTTGCAATGGAACTACGAGCGCAAAAAATTGATGATGACATCGATGACGCTATTGAGCAGATGAAGTACGGCGAGTTGGATGCACAGCAAGCGCGTGTGGTGATCGACACCTACAAGTGGAGAGCCGCCAAGCTGTATCCAAAGCTGTACGGCGAGAACCAGAAGGTCGAGCATGAGCATAAGGTGGTCAGCTTTGTCGATGAGTTGAAACTGGCGGCAGCACAGATTGAACAGCAGCGACTAGCTGACAAGACCATTGAGGGCGAGGCTGAAGAGAAGTGAAAAAAACCGAAAACACTGATCTGCTCGTAAAGTTGCACAACGACCCGGTTCTGTTCGTTGAGAGCATACTGAAGGTGACACCCCAGCCGTGGCAAGCCGAAGCGTTGAAAGCAGTGGCCAATAATGACAAGGTGAGCATTGCGTCTGGTCACGGTGTCGGTAAAACCGCCTTTCAAAGCTGGCTCGTGTTGTGGTGGCTGATAACGCATTATCCGTGCAAAGTTGCTGTTACGGCGAACACAGCGCATCAGTTGAGTGATGTCCTGTGGACGGAAATCGACAAATGGGCGCGTCAGTTGCCCGAAGGTTTCAAGCAGTTGCTAGAGTTCAAGAGCGATAAAATTGCGCTGAAAGGTGCGTCAGACAGTTTTGCCGTTGCAAGAACAAGTAGACGCGAGAATCCAGAAGCCCTACAAGGCTTTCACTCAGAGAATATGCTGTTTTTGTGCGAAGAAGCGTCAGGTATTCCTGATGTTGTGTTCCAAGTTGGTGAGGGCGCGATGTCTACACCCGGCGCTAAGACGGTTATGTGCGGAAACCCTACACGTTCTGAGGGGTTTTTCTATGAGAGCCATCATAGCCAGCGTAAAAACTGGTTTACGATGACGGTAAGTTGCCACGATGCCACGACTGTTTCTGAGCAGTTCTTGGAAAATATGAAGGAAAAATACGGTGAAGATAGCAATGTTTACAGAGTTCGTGTCTTGGGTCAGTTCCCTACCCAGTCGGACGATGTCTTGCTACCGCTACATCTTGTGGAAGAAGCGACAAAGAGAGATGCAGAGGCGTCACCCACGGCACCTGTAGTTTGGGGCGTAGACGTTGCAAGATTTGGCGGTGACAGGAGCGCGATAGCCAAGCGTCAGGAGAATGTGTTGCTGGAGCCGATCAAGACGTATCAAGGCCGTGACCTGATGGAGATGGCTGGTATCGTGTTGTCGGAGTTTGAGGCGACTACATACAGACTGCGTCCTCAAAGCATATTTATTGACGCTATTGGTATTGGTGCTGGGCTGGCTGACAGACTGCGTGAGTTGGATTTACCAGCCGTTGCAATTTCTGTGTCGGAGACTGCTAGTTTGAAGGAGCGGTTTAATCGGCTAAGAGATGAGTTGTTCTGGAACGCTCGTGAATGGTTTGAGGCAAGAGATTGCAACATTCCGAATGACGCGACTTTGATACAGGAAATCACTGGCATTAGGTACAAATACCTGTCTAATGGTAAGCTGAAGGTCGAGAGCAAAGATGAGATGAAGCGTAGAGGCCAGCGTAGCCCGGATGTGGCCGATGCGTTTGTGTTGAGTTTTGCTGAAAGCGGTGCGATTGCAGGAGGCTACTCTAGAGGGTATAGTAGCAAGCGCAGTCTCAAGCCAAACACAGGATGGGTAGTATGACTGACAATATTCTGAAGTTTCCAAAGCGCAATTTAGACGTTGAAGTCGATTTGGATCAAACTCAGGAAGAATACGAAGAGATGGTCGAGGCCATTGTGGTGATGATGGAAATGCACACTGCTGGACTTATCGTCACTTCTGAAGCAAAATGGCAGCATGTGATGGACGCGGCTATGTCAATGGCAGTCAATGCTGGTTTGAGAGCCGGGCTGTCTACGGAAGAGATTGAAGACACGTTTGAATCTGTGAAGGTGCAAGAGGTTAAGTACGATGCCTAGAGATCCAAGGCTAGATCGTGTCGGTGTATCCGGCTATAACAAGCCAAAGCGCACCCCCAATCATCCTAAAAAGAGCCACGTTGTCGTAGCAAAATGCGAAGACGGCAGTATAAAGACAATCAGGTTTGGTCAGCAAGGCGTTAGCGGCGCTGGCAAAAACCCTCGCACGATGGCTGAAAAAGCGAGGCGCAAGTCTTTCAAAGCAAGACATGCGAAGAATATCGCCAAAGGTAAATGTTCAGCGGCCTATTGGGCCAATAAGGTGAAATGGTAATGGGAAAGAAAGCATCAAATACTAAATCTGGCAAATATTGCGGTAAGTAAATAATGGCTGGTAAATCAGTTCCAAAAAACCCCGCTCTATGGAAAAAAGCCATAGCAGCAGCAAAGCGTAAGTTTGATGTTTATCCATCAGCTTACGCTAATGCTTATGCAGCCAAGTGGTACAAAGAACGTGGCGGCAAGTGGGGTGGTTCAGACAATCGTGTGAGGAAAGCGTAATGGCTGCACAAGCTGGTCTAGGAAAATGGTTCAGAGAAAAATGGGTCGATGTAAAGACCGGGGAGCCGTGCGGAAGACGTAAAGGCGAGAAGCGTGGCTATCCAGCCTGTAGACCAGCAAGTGTTGCTGGACGTATAAGCAAAAAAGAAGCTAGTAAGAAAACCGGGCCGAAGCGTGTTAGTTGGTCTGTGACTTCTAGCGGCAAGAAAAGGAATAAAGCATGAATATTTGTGATAATTGTCCTATGCCCCGGCGTTGTGAGCCAGCGGGTCGTTGCATAGTCTATAAAAGTGATGCAGAACCTGTTATATTGGCAGAGCCGGAATCTGTGCCTGTTAAAACTTCGACAGGCGTTGGCATGACATCACCACTTCGTAAAAGCGCAAAAAAGAAGGCTGCTAAAAAATGAAAATGACAATGCCTGTACAAAAGCCTAAGTATGCAAACCCTAATCATCCTATGAATACGGAAAGCACTGGGCCGTCCACAACCATTCGTGACATGCCCGGTAAAAAGCCAAAGCGTAGCCCAGTTCGTAGAGTTGCCAATCAAACCACAGGCAAGTTCGCAAGCGACTGATGTATACGAGAGTGATGATGCGGCCACGCCCACACAGGCGTAGGTCACTGGAACTAAGCAAGGAAGCCCAAGCGAAAGTGACGGCTTCCATTTCAGCATCTGCGGTAGTAGAAGCTGTTGAAAATGTTGGATTTTTTAACTGCAAGGGGTGTGTAGCTAAAAAGATGTGCAAGGCCAGTGGCACTTGCATGTATGGGCAGAAAAAGCCGAAGGAAAAGTAAGATGCCAGATATGGATGATTACCAACTTAATAGCATTGTTTCTTCGGAAATTACTGATGCGCTCAATCACTTTGACAGTGAGTTTTCTCAAGAGCGTATTCGCGCTATGGACTTCTACCTTGGTGAGCCATTTGGCAACGAGGTAGAGGGCAGATCATCTGTAGTAAGCACAGAAGTCGCAGACACCGTTGAGGCTATTATGCCCAACCTGATGCGCGTCTTCACAGCCAACGACAAATATGTACGTTTTAGCCCACGCACGGCAGAAGATATGGAACGTGCGGAGCAAGTCAGTGACTATGTAAATTACATCATCAATCACGATAATGAAGGCTACAAGATCCTTTACAACTGGTTCAAGGATGCTTTGTTGTTCCGTCTTGGCATCGTGAAGTATTTTTACGAAGAGGAAGAAAATGTCACTGAGGAAGAATATAACGGACTTGATGAAAACGAACTTGCTGTATTACTGGCTAACCCAGACATTGAAGTCATTGAACAGCAAGAAACCGTGCTTAACTCGTATATGGAAGATGACGGAACGGTGGTGCCTATTGAAAGTTCGTATGATTTGTCTGTGCGTGTTACGGAGCGTAAAGGCAAGATTAAGGTCATAAACGTACCGCCGGAAGAGTTCCTAGTTAATCGCCGCGCTACCAGCCTAGAAGATTCTTATTTCGTTGCACACCGCACCACAATGACGGTGTCAGACTTGGTGGCTATGGGCTATGACCGCGAAGAGGTTGAGGCACATGCGGGCCTGTCAGATTTAGACGTTGATCAAGAACGTACTAATCGTTTCCAAGACTTAGAAGCCAACACAGGCACTGATGCGGCTGATCCAACATTGCGTGATGTTGTGTATTACGAGTGCATCATGAAGGTTGACTATGACGGTGACGGCATTGCTGCACGCCGCCGCGCT